TCACCATCTTCTAGTTTAGCCAAGGCTAACTTCTTCATCTGCTTGTACAACCGAGCTTGCTCCGCGGACAACGGCACATCGCGTCGGATGTAGAGCTTGTCTGGCAAATCTAAACAGTCCTCTTTAAGTATCCGATTACTAAACTTATCAAGCTTGCCGTTAAGCTCGTCTAGCTTACGGTACCCAACGATCTGGTTAAAACTACGATGACCCATAGCACGTTGTTGCACGTTAGCGTAACGGCCTTGAAAAGCGTAGTAGCTGTTAAATCCCAAGCACTTAGGGTTCAAGAATTCGCACTGACTAAACAAATCCATGGGACTCTTGGTAACGGGCGATCCTGTCAGTATTCGTCGGTACTTGCTAAGGTCTTGTAACTTAATAATATTTTTTGTTCTAGCCGCTTTTCGATTCTTAATCGTGGTGCTCTCATCCACAATAACCATGTTGTCTGGATTTTTTCTTAAAAAAACTTTAGCAATCTTAACGCCTTTGCTTGTACTGAATGCTTCGACGTTCATCACAAATATTTTCATGCCGTCAAACGGGTCTAGCACAAAAGGTTCTAACTCGTCATGAAACTTCTGTGTAATATTAGGTTGCCAACGAACAATGTTTCGAGGTATTCTTTCAGGCAGATGCACGGGGATTTCTTTTCGGACCCAATTATCAAAGACACCTTTAGGTGCGATAACTAATACTGCGTTGAGTTTGTTTTCTTCGTATAATATAGCCATCGTATCGATAGCCACTTTGGTCTTTCCGGTACCCATCTCCATAAACAAAGCATAGTGCTTCGCGTCCCACGAATCACGGATCACGTCTTGTTGGTGATCAAACGGTTTAGTTTCAAATTCGTAGTTCTTCATTTTTTTCCTTTTGGCTATTGACATGTGTACGATATAGTATAATATACGTCTTTGTCAAGGCCCGATATGGTCTTTAACAACGAAAGGAGAAAATGATGGACTTGACTAAATTAATGGAGGAGGACCTCAGCCCAAGCAATAACGGGCTAGATAATCTCAACCAAGGTGGTTTGGAATCTGTATCAAAGGTAGCAAGAAGTATTCGAGACAAAGAAGAATTGATTTCTGAGCTTGAAGAAAAGTTATCCGCAGAAAAGAAAGCTTTGCTTAAACTAACCGATGAGGATTTACCGGGGATGTTTATTGAGCTTGGACTTAACAAGCTGGAGTTAGATGATGGGTCAACTGTTGAAGTCAAACAGACCTATGGTGCTTCTATAAAAGTTGATAATCGTCCGGCTGCTTATGACTGGCTTCGAGAGCATGACTACGATGACATTATTAAGAACACAGTAGCTTGTAATTTCGGTCGTGGTGAAGATGAAGTAGCTAAACAATTTGCAGAGTTTGCCTCGACACAAGGTTTTGATGCTCAGACAAAAACTGAGGTACATCCACAAACGCTTCGAGCTTTTGTCAAAGAACGTGTTGAAGCAGGCGAGGAGTTTCCGATGGAGTTGTTTGGTGCTTGGGTAGGACAACGTGCAACTATTAAACGCAAAAAGGGGAATAACTAATGGCAACAAAGAATGAAGTAGCAAAGAAGAAAGAACAAGGTATTACTGTTTTTGATCCGTCTATCTTTGAGGAAGACGCAGGTAAGGGTTTGGAAAACGTGGGTCAGGAAGATCTGGCTCTGCCTTTTGTCAAGGTCTTGTCGGGTAACGATCCCGTGCTTGATGAGAACGAAGATGCTCGTAAAGGTGATATTTACAACACCGTAACGGGCAAAGTGTACAAAGGGAAAGCCGGTATTCGAGTGGTCCCGTGCGCTTATCAACGTCGTTTTATACAATGGACTCCTCGTGGTTCAGGCAGTGGCGCACCTAGTGCAATCTACACACCACAAGAAAAACGTCCTAAGACCGAAAGGTCTGCTGACGATAACAAAGATTATGTGGTCGGAGGCAACGGTGAGTACATCGAAGAGACGCACCAACACTTTGTGTTGATCTTGAATGAGGACGGAAGTATCGAAACGGCTTTGATTGCAATGAAGTCTACTCAATTGAAGAAGTCCCGAAAGTGGAATTCAATTATGGCGAGTCGAGTCATGCAAGGCCAGAACGGGACCTTTACCCCGCCACGATATAGCCACATTTACCACTTGAAGACTATTCAAGAAGAAAACTCTAAGGGGTCTTGGCACGGTTGGGAGATGTCTTTGGAGTCTCCGATTGAAGATGCGGCACTCTACGGTCAAGCGAAGAAGTTTTCGCAAGACATCATGCAAGGTGACGTAGTTGTTAAACACGACAATGGAGAAGGTGAAACTAACGGAGAGTCAATACCGTTTTAATCATCTAGGGCGGGGCAACCCGCCCTCCAATCGTGGGAGATTGTATGTCAGTAGAAAAGTTTGCCGCTATATTTGAGGGGTTGAAATCCGCTCATGGCTATTTCCAAATAGAAAAACAAAAAGCTAATGGTAAGCAATCCGGTCGGGCCGGAGTAATACACCAAGAACCAACTATAGATTTATTTAAAGAACACCTTGCGGGTAATGGTAGGGGTCTGGGTATAATACCTATAAATGAAAATGATTCCTGTAAATGGGGTTGCATTGATATCGATCAGTACCCGCTTGATCACGAGGCGCTTATTAAAAAAATACGCGATCTCAAGCTCCCTTTGGTCATCTGCCGATCAAAGTCGGGAGGAGCGCATTTATTTTTATTTAGTAATGAATGGGTATCAGCTAAAGACATGCAGAAAGCCCTCAAAAATATGTCTGCGGGTTTGGGCTACGGTGAGAGCGAGATTTTTCCCAAACAAATCAAACTACATTTAGATCGTGGGGACGTTGGTAATTTTTTAAACCTACCGTATTACAACAGCGAAGAAGGTCTACGCTACGCTTTTCTGGATGATGCTACCTCAGCTACTCTAGAAGAATTTATAGAGCTATATGAAAAATATGTAAAGACCCCCGAAGAAATACAAAATCTACAAGTGCCTGAAGCCAAAGAAACAAATCTCTTGGCCGACGGACCACCGTGCTTACAGATACTTAGCCGTCAAAAAATATCGGAGGGCGGTAGGAATAACGGTCTGTTTAATATGGGAGTGTACCTACGCAAGGCGCACCCCGATAGTTGGGAAAGCGAGATATTAAAATACAACCAAGAATACTTCCAACCGTCGCTTCCACTGGCGGAGGTGAATATCGTAGCGAAACAACTGTTAAGAAAAGATTATGCCTATAAATGTGGTGATGCTCCTATTAACGCTCATTGCAATAAAGATTTGTGCCGGACACGGAAGTTTGGAGTCGGGGCAGCAGTGGCGGGAGCAACCATCGCCAACTTACGAAAGTACAATTCCACGCCACCGATTTGGTTTATGGATGTCAACGGCGAACCGTTAGAGTTAGACACCGATGGACTGATGAGCCAAGCCTCGTTTCAGAAGGCTTGCCTTGAGCAACTTAACTTCATGCCCCGTTCGATGAAGCGTCAGAATTGGGAGGGGCGTGTTAGCGGCCTGCTATCCGAGATGAAAGAAAACGATGGCGCGATTATTGAGGTGTCTCAAGACGTTACGTCATCCGGTCAGTTCTACGATTACCTCGAAGAGTTTTGCACAAACATGCAACAGGCTCAGGACAAGGAAGAAATATTATTACGTCGCCCTTGGTCTGACGAAGAGAACGCCCTTACCTTTTTTAGGCTTAAAGACTTTGAGGATTTCTTAAAGAAAAACAAGTTCTTTGAGTTCAGAAGAAACAAGATAGGAAAGCACTTGAGAGATATTCAAGGTGAGAACACCGTCATGAAAATCAAAGGCAAAGCCGTTCGGGTTTGGAAGATACCAAGCTTTGATAATTCTGATGTACAAATTAATATTCCATCATTTAAACCAAAGGAGTCTCCGTTTTGAGTGACTTAGATCAAAGAAACAAAACCATGTACGAAATGTACGTTAAAGAATACCGGACGTTAACCGCCATCGGTAAAAAATTTGGGCTGACAAAAGAGCGTGTTAGGCAGATCGTAAATAAGTATAAAAAAAGGATTTCAGATGTTCAGGATATTCGGACCTCCGGGAACGGGAAAGACAACGACACTGCTAAACAAGGTGGACGAAGCACTTGAAAGCGGAATACATCCGAATGAAATAGCCTTTTTATCGTTTACCCGAAAAGCCGCAAACGAGGCTAAGGAAAGAGCAGTTGCACGATTTAATCTTGATCCTAAAGAAGACCTAATTTACTTCCGAACATTGCATAGTCTTGCCTTGATGCAGACCTCTATCCGGTTTGAAAACATCATGAGTGAACAACACTATAAGGAGTTGAGTCAGGCCGTAGGAATCACGCTTAACGGCACACGGAACACGGCGATAAGTGATGACCTACCTACTGCGGCAAGTAGAAAAGATCCCGTGTTAGGCTTGATTAACTTAGCGCGTCTTAAAAAAACAGAGCTTAGGAATGAGTACAACAACAGTTCTATAGATATTTCTTGGAATACCATCGACTACATTAACAGAGCCTTGGTTGATTACAAAAGAAATATGGGGCTGTACGACTTTACCGATATGCTTGAGATGTTTATCGCGGAAAGCGACAAGTGTTGCCCTAAGTTAAAACTTACTTTTTTGGATGAAGCTCAAGACCTGTCTGCTTTGCAATGGGACATCGCACATATATTAGATTCCAACTCAGAAAAAATGTATTGCGCGGGGGATGATGATCAAGCCATATATCGTTGGGCGGGTGCCGATGTAGATCAATTTATTAACTTGGAAGGTGGATCAGAAACATTAGCACAATCATATCGAATTCCAAGTTCTGTTCACGTCGTAGCAGAAAACGTGGCAAAAAGAATTCACCGAAGATTTCCAAAAACATATTTACCTCGAACGGAGTTGGGGACAGTTCAAAGAATAAACACTATTGACTCGTTAGACCTTTCAACGGGTAACTGGTTAATCTTGTCTCAAGCCGGATATCATCTTCAAGCGGTAGCTTCTGATTTAAAATCAAACGGTTACCTGTTTAATTACAAGGGACACCGATCGATTGGAGAAAAATTATCCGAAGCTGTAAACGGTTGGGAGAATCTTCGCAAGGGTAAAGAAGTATCAGGAGCCATAGCTAAAAAGATTTACAGTTATATGTCTTCTGGTAAACACGTTCAACGAGGCTTCAAAAAATTACCGGCCCTAGATGAAGCAGAATTTGTTACGCTTCAAGGTCTTATAAATAATCACGGGTTACTGGCAACTAAAGAAATGATCTGGTCCGAAGCAATGGACAAAATACCAGAGACCGAACGAGCGTACATCACGGCTTTGTTAAGAAGGGGCGAGAAGTTTAATGCCACGCCTCGGATAACAGCGTCCACGATCCACGGATCAAAGGGTGGGGAGGCGGACAACGTTGTACTGCTCACGGACCTCAGCCCTTCTGCAGAAAATGAAATGCATATTAACCCTGACGATATGCATCGAGTATTTTATGTCGGGGTAACCAGAGCAAAACAAAATTTGTACATTGTTGATCCTGAAGATAACGGAAGGAGTTATAACTTATGAACTGTTGGCACTGTAACCATGAATTAATATGGGGTGGGGACCATGATATAGATGAAGAAGATGAGACTTTTTCAATAGAAACAAATTTAAGCTGCCCCGAATGTGGCACTTTTGTTTTAGTTTTTTTACCAAAAATATATACCGAAGAAAAGGAAGAAGATGCATAACAATGATTACGAAGTAGATTACGTTGAGTTTCATATTAAGGCACAAAAAGAGTTTCGTGCGGTATCGGAAGCGGTAAACAAGAAAGATTACGCTATGGCAGAAAAACACGCTATGAACGCGATGGTGGAAATGAAACTAATGTGGAATAGTTTGCAGATACTTAAAGAACAAGATCATAAGTTGTGGCGTAAAAATGGATAGAGCCGATTTACTAAAAAAAGCAGACGATTTAATTAAGGGTGATCGAGCAAAAGATTATGGTGACGCTTACGAAAATCACGATAAAATAGCTATAGGATGGAATGTAATAGCACAATCAGCAATTAACACTCATGGGAGGATTACGGCATCGCACGTTGCTCTCATGATGGATTGGGTAAAGACGGCACGTCTTTTAAATACAATCGACCACGAAGATTCTTGGATCGACAAAGCCGGTTACACCGCGCTTGGCGGGGAATTTTCCCCAAAGGACAAAAAGTAAAGAGAGGTTTGTATGGCGGGAAACTTGCAGATGGCTATGTTCGCCCCAAAAAGCGAATGGATACCACCGATGGAATTGCCAGACATCACAACCGCAAAAAAAATTGCTATCGACGTAGAAACGAGAGACCCCGATATTAAGACCAATGGTCCAGGATGGGCCACGGGAAACGGGGAGGTAGTCGGTTATGCGGTAGCCGTGGATGGATGGTCAGGTTACATTCCAATTAGGCATCTGGGTGGCGGCAATCTCGATGAGAAAATCGTTAACAAGTGGCTTAAAAAAGTATTCGAATGTCCCGCCGATAAAATCATGCACAACGCTCAGTACGATGCGGGTTGGATTAAACGTATGGGTTTTGATCTCAAAGGTAAAATTATCGACACGATGTTGATTGCGGCTTTACTTGACGAGAATAGATTCAGTTACAGTTTGAACGCTTTGTCTTACGACTTGTTGGGTAAGACAAAATCAGAAAAAGGTTTAGTCGAGGCCGCTCGAAGTTTCGGCGTTGATCCTAAAGCTGAGATGTGGAAACTCCCCGCCATGCACGTCGGTGCTTACGGTGAGGCTGATGCCGAACTCGCTCTCGAACTTTGGAATTACTTTAGCATTCAGCTTGGCAAAGAAGATCTCTGGGGGATTGCTAACCTTGAGCTTGATTTGCTTCCATGTCTGATCGAAATGACTTGGCGAGGGGTCAGGGTCGATCAAGACAGGGTTGAGCAAACTAGGAACAGTCTTGTCAAGCGGGAACGGCAGGTCATGAAAGAGATTAAGAAGGTTGCGGGGAGTGACGTTGAAATCTGGGCGGCTCAATCGCTCGTCAAAGCGTTCGATAAAGTCGGGCTCCAATACCCAAAGACCGAAAAGGGCGCACCTAGCTTCACTAAGCTTTTCCTCCAAGAGAACAAGCACCCTCTCGCGCAACTCATCGTTGAGGCTCGGAACCTGAACAAGACAACCGGCACTTTCCTCAACACCATCATGAAACACTGCCACGCTGACGGTAGAATTCATTCCCATATTAACCAAATCCGATCTGATGACGGCGGAACTGTGTCCGGTCGTTTAAGTATGAACAGCCCAAACCTTCAACAAATTCCCGCAAGAGACCCTGAGATTGGACCAATGATTCGTTCTTTGTTTTTGCCTGAAGAGGGAGAGCAGTGGGCGGCAATAGACTTCTCGCAACAAGAGCCACGGATCTTGGTCCACTATGCTCACGTTTATGGTCAGAGTCGTAATTTGCCATTGGAGGGTGCGTCAGATTTTGTACAAGCATACAACGATGATCCTAACACAGACTTTCATACGATGGTGGCTGAGATGGCTAACATTCCAAGGAAGCAAGCCAAGGTAGTCAACCTTGCCATGATGTATGGAATGGGCGTAGGTAAGCTATCCGAGCAATTAGACATTTCAATGGATGACGCAAAAAGTTTAATTAACCAGTATCACAAGCGTGTACCGTTCGTTAAAGGTTTAATGAATGGTGTGATGAATCGACTGAATGATAAATCTTCTTCAGGTTCTATTCGTTCGATACTCGGTCGTAAATGTCGATTTGATAAATGGGAGCCCGATACCTTTGCCATGAACAAAGCCTTGTCTTATCAAGAAGCCGTGCAAGAGTACGGAGCCACCACGCGGCTTAAACGTGCTTACACATACAAAGCCTTGAACCGGTTGATTCAAGCTTCAGCGGCAGATATGACCAAGCAAGCTATGGTTAATCTTTACAAAGAGGGTTTAGTCCCCTTAATTCAGATTCATGATGAGATTGCAATGTCCGTAAAAGATAAAGAGCAAGCGAAATATATTGCTGATATAATGGTATCGGCGGTTCCTTTAGAGGTTCCTAACGTGTGCGATATTGAAATCGGGCCCAGTTGGGGAGAAGCTGAATAAAGGACACGTCTCCTCCTTTTTGTTTGTTTTAGCCCCGATACTAATCGGGGCTTTTTTTTATGGCTTGCAACTGCAACAAACGCAACAACTGCTCTCGCTTATAGTTATCGATAGCCTTTGCCCTGCAATATTGAGTCCACAATGTCATGACACCCTCCCGTTTAAAGTTAGGTGCGTTCCTTCGACTGAATAGTCTACTTCCGTCCTAGTGGATGAACGTTCGCGTATTGTCTTAATTTAACGTTTTCTTGTCAACACCCTTGCGTAATCTTATATATTCGCATATACTCCCATGTAAACATAAAGAAAGTAATGCTATGGATACCAATAAATGGAAAAGCGTATTAGTTCCGAGAGAGATTTATCTCGTAATTAAAGAAATGTCTAAGGCTGAAGGTCGCACAATTAGTGGGCAACTGCGCGTTATCTTTGATGATTTTGTTCAGAAGTACAAACCTCGTGACGAGGATGATCGTTTTGACAAATGAAAGTTGAAGTTGTTTTACTTTTTATATAAAATTAAACTGACATCAGGATCTGTTTTCCTTTTGTTCTCCGTGTAGTGCTATAAAACCCTTGGTCACTTCCCCTGACTAAGGGTTTTTTTTATAAGGAGTTGTTATGAAAAAACTTTTACTAACATTATTTTTGTTTTTATTTGCAACCACGGCTCACGCACAAACTATTCCTGAAGGGTTAGAAAAATGCACGGGAGATTTTGCTTTATGTGCGGCCTCGACGTGTACGCCTACGGGTAACACTATTACGATTAAAGGAAAAGTTTATCCTGAAGCCGTTTGCGAATGCCCTGTAATCAACGGTAATTCTTTAGCAGATGTGGATGGCGGCAATATGCAAGGGTCTTGTGATCGATTAGACGAGACTCAAGTCTGGAGTCTATTTAGCTACAAACGTTACCTTCCACAAGAAATTGCAGATTGGCACGACCGCAGAACCAAAGTCCAAGAGTGCTCTGCTGATTTAAAATTAGGACATCAGTCTGTTAATTGTTTTTCAATGTCATGCGAAATAACAGGTTATGCTAATGGAACAGTCATTGCTTCATGTTCATGTCCCATAGGTCAGTCTGTTACAAACGACCGAATACCGCCAGAAACCACGTTTCTTATTCAATCCGGTCAAGGTGACCCTGAGTACTGTGCAAAAAATCCAGTTGCAGTCACACCTTTTCTTACTCGATTAAAATAAAGAGGAAAAACAACGTGCAAGACATACAAGATTTACAAGCTAATGCCTCACAAGAAAAACCCGCTAAAGAATTTGTCGATGGCCTCATCGCTAAGAAACCACGGGACACGGCTCCCGATTGGATCAAATGCAACATCAGTATTAAAAGAGCAGACTTAATCCTATGGTTGGAGCAAAAAGAAGGCGATTGGATTAACCTACAAGTATCTGAAGCAAAGTCAGGAAAATGGTATGCTGAAGTAGATAACTGGCAACCAACCAAGAAAACTTCAAGTGACAATGGATCTAGAGGATTTTGACGAAGATTTGTCCGAAGAAGAAAAAGAATTCTTTTTTGCGGCAAGTGAAACTGCCGAACTTTTGAAAACCCTGAACTTGTCAGGGATTTCTCAAACAGCCGCAATTACTGGATCGTTAACACAGATGCTTACGCAATTGTTTATCGGCTCACGGACCTCGGGTCAAGCGCTTGGCATACTTGCTTCGTGCTTATCTTCCGCTTCTGAAAACGTAGACAAGTTCGAAGGGTTTTTCGGTAAAAATACCGAAGACGAAGACGATAGTATTCATTAAATCGTACCGCCGTGGCTTAGTTTAAATAAGTCAGGGTCTATTTCATTTTTGTTTGAGTGCTCGGTTATCTGAGACAGCGGAAAACGAATTATTTTATCGACCCAAGCTTTCGGGATGTGAATCTTGGAATTAGATTGTTTATCCTCATCCGACACTACAGCGGCAACGCAGATAGCCGAATCGGATTCAGCAACAACAAAGCCCACCGTTTTACATTTAAACAACTCCGCTTCCCGCACCTCTTCCCAATCGGAAACGGCAACCGCATCCTTCCACTCAATATAGACAAGCTTGGTGTAGAATGTAAGTTCGTTAGTTTCTTGTGACATAGCGATACCTTTTATAAAGTTGACATTATAATATAATCTTTCATATACTGTACTTTTATTTAACCCTTATATGGAGCATTTCATGAAAGAAAATAAGCCTAAAACATCTACTCTTTACTCTACCTTAATTCCAATCCTTGCGGGTTTACTGGCGGGTTTGGCGGATTATTTATTTAACAAGTAGACACAATGAAAAACATAACGTTGTTATTACTGGCGTTGTTTCTTTTTACTGCCAGTTTCGCCCTTGCTAGTGCTGATGTTGGGGCGGAGAGAAAAACGCAAACTCATTGTCCGTTGAGCAAAGTGCATGAGTAAACAAAAACCGTTTGAAGAGAATCTAAAAGAACTGGAAGGGTGTGTTACTCAGATGGAAGACAACGAGCTACCTCTATCTGAGGCATTAGCCTTGTACAAAAAGGGAATGGAGTTGATTAACTTTTGCAATATAGAGTTGAAAGAAGTTCAGCAACAAATCCAAGTGTATGACAAAAAAAGCAACAGCTTAATCGATGTCAACCCCGAATCGGTCATCGGCCCCCGAAACAAGAAGTCGTAAGCCACGGATCGATCTACTCTGGAAAGAGAACGATCACGTTGTAGTTTTCTCGACGGGTCAACCCTCCAAGTGGATCGGTCGATGCAAACACTGCGGGGGAGTTCACGAACAACAAGGCCGCTCGATTAAGAAAAACTACATGGCCCGTGAATGCCCCGCCTTTGCCCCTCGAAACAAAATTTATAAGAACGTCGAGGACAGCAAACTCGTTCTCAAGTACGGCATTACCTTCGAGGACTTTAAGGCGATGCTCAAACAACAAAACTTTAAATGCGCGATCTGCGGGATACATCAAGCCGAACTCATCTACCGCATGGCAGTAGACCACGATCACTCGACCAACAAGGTTCGAGGACTGCTTTGCCGTCCGTGCAACCACGCGATAGGGCTACTGAAAGACGATTCACGGAACGCGGACCGCGCTTCAGAGTATTTGAAAGCGCACAAGGAATAAAAAAAGGGGGCCGAAGCCCCCCGTCTTATGATGGTAAACAAAAAGTCGTAACCTCAACCCCCATTCCCCTCTTGGTCGGTCGTTCACGAGTAACGTTTACCGTCATCCCCCAACCGTAATGAAACATCTTGGCTAACAGCAAAGCCATACGGTTCGACTGTTTTAGAGTACGGAACGATAACCAGTAACCACGATCCTCGGTTCCATTGGTTTCATGATCCTCGATCAAGTGCCACTTCGATCCACTCTTAACAACACGCCAATGGTAAACATCCCCCGTGGTCGGTTTGCTAAAATCACCTTGGTCACACACCTGTTCGATATCAGCAATTTTCCCACTCTTAATGAGTTGGTCGAGGGCCGAATCAAGTTTGTCTATATCTACTTTCATTTGTTACTCCTAATCAAAATTAAAAGGCGGGGGCACACGGCCCCCGAACCAGACTTAAACGTTATTGAGTGTTGTTGCACGTCTCAAGACCCTTGACCTCTCTGACTGTGTTAAGGTCGAGAGTAGGTTGAGTGCCTTGATAGCAAATTGACGCTCGTTCTCCGCCGTGAATTTCTTTTGGCGAGGTTTCGTAACACCAAGCTTACGCAAGGTGTCCCCGTCCAAGTCTTCTAAAGATAGACTCATATTTTTCTCCGTATAGATTGTTAAAGAACAAAGTAAATCTTTTTTGATTTACCCCGATAGCTTAAAACATATATGGGATAAAATCAACTATTAATTTTCTTTAATTAAATCAATAACTTAGGTGGGTTAAATTGTGTTGCAATGCAACATAAATTTTAGATTGAATCTAAAAAACGTCGAATCGACCCAACTCGATAAAAGTAGTTGACAACCTCGCATACCTAGTCCAGAATCACGGTTCGATCAAACAAACGGAGAACGGGATGAACAACTTTTTATTAGAGATAAACGCCGAAGAATATGACCATTTATGCATAGCAATGGATGCTCACTTAGATTATTTACGGGATGAGGAAAATAATTTGGTAAAAGATGACATAGCCGAAGATGACTTAAAACAAAAGATAAAATGTGCCGAACGCTTTTATGAAAAATGCAAACGTCTTACGGATAAACAAACGGAGAACGAAATGAATCCTAAAGATTTAATAGAAAAAGCACTGCCTTATTTAGGTGCTTATGCATCGGATTTAAAGTGGCAACACTTTTCCTATGAAATAGAAGGCGCGAATGAAATGAGGAGCGGTACTCCATGTTTTGGTGAAGACCATAAGCCTGATCACAACGCGTCTGAGTCTGATTACGATCGCTATCACGAGGAATCGACGAAAGAAGCGGAACAATATATGTCCGAACTTAAAACTTTAATCGAGGAACTTGACAAAGCTGTCAATAAAACACACCAAGTCACGATAACCGGTAGTATTTCAACCACCGTGACCCTCAAGGCTAAAAACGAAGAAGAGGCGATAGCTAAGGCTCATTCGGATTTTCAAAAAAACTTAGGTGACGCACACGATTACGTTGATTGGTTAGAGGAAACCGTAGAGGAGGTCAAGGCATGAAAAAATACAACGTAAGAATTACGCAGTACTACTGCATCAAGGATATCGAGGCCGAGAGCCTTGCGGAGGCAGAACGCATAGCCTCCGAAGACTATTTTTGGGACGATCATTTTCAGGATGTAGACATAGACGCAGAGGAGGTCGAAGAATGACACTAGAGGTTGAATGTTTACTTTGTGCTCACGTTTACCCCGAACACGATACATTCGTTGAAGAGTGTGAGAACTGTGGTAATCGGGACACCGAACAAACCATTTATTTGCAGACGGAGGTCGAAGAATGACACTAGAATTTGAAACCACCCCGCACGTTTGCGCCGAGTGCGGTAGCGACGAATGGCTACACAACACGTTCTATTTAAACAAAACCAAGAAATGGCACGACGATCCCGATTTTCCCTACTACTGCCATGACTGTGGCGGGGGAACCGAAATCATTCCACAAACTGAATATGAGGAAATCACAGCATGAACCGATGGAAACTAACGAGCGACTTATTCGGCAACGATAAAGATTTGCTGATCTGGAAATCCCTAGAGCGTATCGAGACCGACGAAGAACTCGAACACGTATACGAGCTCTTGGCCCACGTGCCACGGCAACATCTCGTCGAATATCTGACCACGGGCCGAAGTGACGAGGCTATTTCCGAATTGATCGATCAGAAAATAATCAGTGCCACTGAGGCCAGAGTGTGGGGGGATTATGACCGTTAAAGACAGGGGCGATATGTGCCTTGAATGCCGAGAGGACACGTCGTGGGGGAGCGGTCGATTCGTCAACCGAATCCCCGCCGGTCGAGACACCGAAACCGGATACCTTTGCGCGGAGTGCTACGAATCTGACTTTGATGAGGATGAACAATGAAATTTGAAAAACTAAAACCATTTAAAATTACCGCCACCATGACCTACACCATGTACTCGGATGCCGAGGAATACATCGATGCCATAGGCATAGGACGCGAACAACTCATTAACATTCCGTTCGAAGATTGGAGCCTTGTCGAAGTAGACGTTGATGCCGAGGAAGTCATGCCCCGCGCAGACGAAAAAAATGTTTAAATATTACCTCATCGATTTACTTGGTTACGAACGCAAAAATGCCCAAAAAAAATTACCACAAAGAACTCACTTTGAGAGAACTCGAACTGCTCATCGACGTGGTCAAACCACTACAACTCAAACTCTCCGAGGAAAATAAAAAAATACTCAAACAAGCGACCAAAAAATTGCAAAAACTCTTCGATGAACAAAATCCAAAAACTAAACCAACCGGCCCCGCCAGAAAACACGAAAACCGGAGCGAGATCGAACGCATCTCGGCCCTCGGGCCCGTGGATTGGCTTCATGGGAGACGGGGAAAATAAAAGATCAGAGATCGCGGATCACGGCCCACGGGTCGTTAAAAACGTTTCTTATATATACCCCTCCAGAGAAATATTTTTTAAAAAAAATTTTTAAAATAGCCGTAACTCGCGTAACTATGTAACTTGGCCCTGAGACCCGCATAGTAGAGCCATTCAAGGTTACAAATCAGCGGTTACACTAGGAAATGACAGTAGTTAGTTTGTGTTACTAGACGTTAAATTCAAAATGGCCTTAAGGGGGGGTCTGAAAGTTTTTTTTATTTTTGTTTTTTCAGGAGGGTATATATAGGGATTTTTTGTAAGGAAGGAAGTTGACAAAAACCTATAGCCTAGACTAAGCTTGGGGTTCTATTTAACCAAGGGGAATGACTAATGATCGATTGGGAAAAAGTTAGAGAATCACTAATTGATTTATTGAACGCGGGGGAGAATCCATTCCCTGAAATTAAACCGGAGAATGAGGGAGAAAAAGATGAACGAACACAAATGGATTAATACAGGATATTTGAAACAGTTAGCGGATGATCATGAGGCTAGTGGTAGAACTGCTACGGCGGAGGATATAAGACTTACAGTCGAGTGGGTCGAGCGTCTGTTATGTAGGGGAAAGATGTTAAATGCCTTGCGTGACGCGTGTCAGACGAATACAAACGTTGATTGGGGTTTGGCAGAGCTTTCGCCTAACGAAGAGTTTAAAGGTCTTGTAGCAATGATAGACGAGGGGGTGAGAAATGACTGACAAAGAATTTTTTGAATGGCTCGATACGTGCCCATCTCATAAATTTGAGGTTATGGATGAGGACGGGGATTCTGTTCGTGTTTTGTTTAAATTAGAGGGGGACGATAATGACTGATCATTTTAAAGTTTTAGGCTTGATTCACGATGACTTGGAATCGATGTATGACCGAGCCGTCCAAGCGGGGATTCGAGACGATAAATTACTGAGGGCCTTGATCCACGCCGAGGATACCGCCCGTGATTTGCAAATTAGGCTATGCAATGATCGAGCGAAAAAAATTAAGAACTCAAACCTGTTTGATACGGTTTTTGCGGGGGGTGCTCGATAATGTTTTGGTTAATTGATTATATTGCAAAGGTTATTTTTGGCGAAGAGGTTGTCGAGCGTAGTCGGCAGAGAAAAGTCCCCCGCCGTCGTAGAAGATAGAATTTTTAGAAATTTCTATTGTGTTTTAGATTTGGATATGCAAGGATGTCAATATCCCTTATTTATTCGGGCCACGGGATAGGCCCTCAAACACGGAGATTTAAAAATGCATAGTATAGAAAACAATAAACACCGTATCGAAAACGATAAAGATACACTTTCAAATTTAATGAGAAAAGTAAAAGGGGAACACGATAGAGCACGGGATTTTTTGGCCCCGACTCATGACCTCCAAAAAGGTACGACCGATGATGGTTTACCCTACGTGGTAATGGAAGCGTCCAAGGGTGTACCCACCCAATTGTTTGACATCAATGATGTAGCATTCAGTCAAATATCTTCGAATGCGGGGATCGACGTTAGAACCGCTAAAAGATTGCAAGAACAGGTTCCGACCGAGTTTGACTCGGTGGTCAATGCACTCTGGAGAAAAACCCCAAATGTTCGAATGCTTCGAACGCATGACACTGTCGGGCCATCCTCTAAAAGCGTGATAGGCTCGAACGGTAAACTACGCGCTTTTCTTTCGTCTAAGTTTAAAACCTTCGATAATCTTAATTTGTTGGAAGCCACGCTACCTCAGTTGATGGAATCGGATGCTCAATGGCAGGTGGTATCTGGTGACATATCGGAGCGTCGAATGTACCTCCGGCTAAAATCTAATGTTCAAACGGGCGAGGGGGCCGGTGTTGGCGATATCATGGCGAACGGTATAGGGCTATCGAATTCTGAGGTCGGCGAGGGCAGTGTTGCGGTCTTTCAAATCGCGTTTACTCTGGCCTGTCTAAACGGGATGCAGACTCAAAATAAGACACGGTCTAGCCATATCACCAGTGCGCGGGATTCTGAGTATTGGGGATTGCTCTCGGGGGAGGCGAAAGATGCCGATAATAAGGCCCTCGAATTGAAGGTTCGAGATTTGGTACAGGCCTATGCGAGCCGTGAGAATTTCGACGCTGTTTTGGAGGCTATGCGCTTGGCAAAACTAGACGTGATCGAGGGTGAAAAATCCGAGGCCGTCCAGAGTTTAGGAAAAGTTCTACAGTTGACCAAAAAAGAAACGTCGAACGTTCTAGACGGTTTATTGAATACCATAGGCCAATCTGGCTATGAATCCGGATCGCCGGTCACCCGCGCTACCTTGGTAAATGCCGTGACCAATGTTGCAAATTTTGCGGACATCGACGATGTCGATTTATGGCAATCGCGTGGCGGTCAAGTGCTCAATTTAAACCGCAATGATTGGGCGCGTGTCGCAATGGCCGCATAATCAAAAAACAGTTTTTCCGTGTAGTACTTTTGGCCCCCATTTGGGGGCCTTTTTTTTGCTCGCTTTTTGCTCGCTTGATATTAAAAATAAACCCGTGATAATATCGGGGTTCCCATATGGGAAAATGTAAACTAACACGGAGATTATAAAAATGGATGTTACGAGATTTTTTATTTATACATACGCGGATGATCCGAGCGGAGAAGAATACGCCTTAGAAGTGTGCGCGAACGATTACACAATTTATGAGGCTCGCAAGAATTATCCCTCGCGCAATTTTATCAGGGTAGAGGGGCCTGACCTTGAGCGATTAGAGCGGATACAAGAGGAAAGAATGCGTCGAGCATGGGAATATGGCGAAACTTTTTAGCGATTCGCTACGCGAAAATATCAACTATATGGAGATTAAAAAAATGGAAAAATATACATATCAACATTCGGGAAGTTGGGCCGTGGGAACGCCTTCCATTTCGGATCATCTAATAATCAAAATACGGGCCGGATCAAAAAACGATTTATACATCATAGAAGAATTTGACTATGACGATTTTTTATCTTGGGTTTTACAATCCCGAAAAATTGACGAAAAATTATCGCCTGACGAATATGAAAAAATAGTACTTTCAGATTGGGCCGAAAATGAAGTTTTAAAAGCTTTAAAAAAGTTTAATGTTGACGTCGAAAAAATCGCGGTTTCGGACGTGGTCTAATTTTTATTTTTTCGCGCTTTATCCGGCCCCCAAAATGGGGGCCTTTTTTTGCTCGCTTGCCTATTTTTCCGTTCTAGTTATATAATCGATCCCGTAGCATATAAGATAAAGTCAAATTAACTACACGGGAGTTTAAAAAAATGAAAAACAAAAAACCAACGGGCCAAATAATTTACCAAGGCCCCTCACGTTTAGACGGTTCGCCAATTGTAGTAATTGCAATCACGCGTTCCACCAATTCAAAAACCGGCGATATGGTTCAAACGTACGTTTTAAAAAATAACGGCGAACGTCCTACAGTAAATCAGCAAACGGGCGCGGATTTTTCTATCTGTGGCGATTGTAAGCAGAGACCCTTTAAAGGTGGAGCGTGTTACGTGGTAACCGCTCAAGGGCCAAGCATGGTTTATAAATCTTTTTTAAATGGGAATTACACGGACGCGGGCGGATTGTTAGAGGCCTCTAAACTATGCGCGGGCCGTATGGTACGCCTAGGCACTTATGGTGATCCGGCCGCCGTGCCTTTTATGATTTGGAAAAAGCTTATAAAAAACGCAAAAGGCCATACCGGATACACTCACCAATGGCAAAATAAAAATTTTTTAAAACTCCACCGCGAATTTTTAAAAAATCATTGCATGGCCTCAGTAGATAATCAGGCCGAATATTTAGAGGCAAAAAATCACGGTTGGCGAACTTTTCGCGTACGGCTTGCAATTGATCCATTGAACAAAAAAGAATCTATTTGTCCGGCCTCTATTGAAGCCGGAAAAAAATTAACGTGTGTTGATTGTGGCGCGTGTGACGGGGGCCAAAAACGTCACGGCGATATCGCGATAATTAATCACGGATTTAAGGCCAAACGTTACGAGATCCAACGCGAATTGATACCGGCTTGATCCCGCTCCACTCAATCCCAAAAATAACCGGCATTGTATGCCGGTTTTTTTTCGTGCTATATTTGTAATTCGCAATGTATGCGACTTGATCAACTATACGGAGAATTAAAAAATGTATTACTCAACTGAAGCAGAATCGAATGGTAGCGGACTAGCAATCTATAGCAAAGAAAAAACAATTCGGGAATTAGGAAAATATTACCAAAAAAATCTAGAGGTTTTTGGCGGAAATCCAAATCAAGAATATATGGTTTTTAAGGGTAAACCGGATAAAAAAACTTTCTTAGGTTTTTATGTTTTAGAAAATGGAAAGTTAAAGAAAAAATCAATTCTTTGGGAGATTTAAAAATGATTAAGTTCGATGATGCTATGGAACAAAATTTACCAGTGGAAAATATACCGGCGGGAACATTCGTTAAACGAAACGAAAAAGCCAAACGCGTTTATGTTCGTGAGTCATACTGCCGGAGTTCTAAACGATACGTACTTACGGCATGGGATGATGCAAATTTTCAACTGTACGTAAAAAAGGGTACAGGCTTATTTTCCGGTTTTGAATTCTAAACCGCCCGCTCCACTCTATCCGGCCCGCAATATGCGGGCCTTTTTTTTAGCTTCCCTCAGCTTCCCTCAGCTTCCCTCAGCTTCCCTCAGCTTCCCTCAGCTTCCCTCAGCTTCCCTCAGCTTCC